ACAATGTCGTCGGCACTCATGTTACGGTCTCCACACCACACGGCTATCTGACGGATTCGGCCGCCTGCAAAATTCTGTACCGTCTTAAGCTCGGCAAACGTATAATTGTCGCTGATGGTCGGTTTGGCGAAAAGTCCCACATAAAGGCTTACAGCCGGATTCACGCGGTAAATCTCGCTGAGGTGGTAATGCAACACTTTGACTGCCCAGCTGGTGGAGTCGGCTGTTATTCCGGCCGCCTCGGCTGCGTCTATCGTGGAAAGGGCCTGCACATGCTCGGTCTTGAAGCTCTCCGGAAGTTCGGCCTCCGGAAGGTAAGCGACAAAACCGCTGATATGGTCCTCGCCCGGCAAAGTCTTGGGGACATTGCCGTTGGTTCTGTTGATTGTTAGTTTGGTGCTCATTCTGCCGTTACTTTAATGATTCCTTTGTTCTTCAAATTGACGGCATGGGCTTTGGCGTCTCCCTGTTCCGGGAAGCACTGGCCGTCGTCAGTCACCCACACAACGGGCAGGCTGTGACGCTTGCACGCTTCAAGCCCTACAGCCTTGAGCATTGACGGGGCTTCTGCCTTGGCCGCTTTCTGGTTTTTCGGCTTTGCTCCCTCCTTGGCCTTTTCTTTGGGTTTGACTTCCTGTTCCCTTGATTCGTCTGTTTTATCCTGTACCGCCTCTTCCGGTACTTCCTGGGGATTCTTTACTTCTTCGTTTGCCATACTGCTATCGTTTTTTAAGTTTGAAAAATATCCATAAGGCTGCCGCCAATACGGTTAAAGCAGCACCCCACATAACGCCTTTTTTCATGCGTTCCCAAAGGCTTGCCGGCTTCTCGGCCACTACAACCGCCTCGGACAGCTCCCCGCCGCTATACACCTGTTTCTCGGTCAAATCGGCGGTCTCCTGCTTGCGCAGTTCCTCCACTTCCCGGGCGGTTCCGGTGCGGTCGGTGCGCTGCTTGATGCGTGCCTTTACGGGAAGGGCTCCGGTGGTGGGGTCCGGTTCCCGGTCGGTATCATAGATTTCTATTTCCGTCACCGTCACACTCTCGCCGGTTTCCTCACGCGCCTTTGTCTGTTCCTGCTGCTCCTGCTTCACTTCCTCTCGGGTGGTCTCCGTCTCGGTCTGCTTTTCTTCCCTGGTGGTTTGTTCCACCTGACGGTAAGAGGAGCAACTCGTATTTGACAGGGCAACGGTCAACATGAGGACAGCCCCAAACGCGCTCCAATGCCGCATTAAGCCTTTGTACGTCATTTCTTAATTTGTTTATTTCGTCTTGCAGCGGCGGTACTATCGACTGCATCAGGATGTCCGAAGCCTGGCGCACGTTTTCAAGTTCATGGCTTTTTACTTCTGCTATTTTGTCGTTGAGTTCAGCGCGGATCTTGCCAACCTCGGCCTCATATTTCGCACGCTCGACCCTCCGGCCTAACCACGACCCTATAGGGCCTGATACCGCCGCGACAAGCGCCGATACAATGATAGTTACTATTTCGCCGCTCATTCACGTTTTTACTGTTTAATACCTATGGATTCCAGCCACTCCGATACTTCAAAGCTCGGGCAGGCTTTCGTCCATTCATTTGGTTCCACTTTTCCGTTTCCGTTCCGGTCGGGGCTCAAATCTCGGTGTCCTATGATTTTAACATCGGGGTGGCGCCTGTGGAAGTCCTGTACATATTCCGCCATGGCACTGCGTTGAGCAGATGTGCGGGTGTCTTGCGGGGTCTTGCCGTCTTTAGCTACACCACCGGCATAGACTATATGTCGGCTTACACTGTTGAAGCCTGCCGCTCCGTTGGTGACTTCCCAGCCGTCCACGTAGGCATCCTCATTATTCTTAACAAGGCGTTCCCGGGTCCCGTCCAGTCTGAAAAGGTCTGTATATCCAACCTGACGCCAACCGCGCCCCTGGGGCTTGGGGGAGGTGTGCATTCGCCGTATGTCGGCGGCGCTCACATCCCTGCCCTCCGGGGTGGCTGTGCAGTGGATAACCAGATACTTTAATTTCTGCTTTCCCATAACTTCACATTATTAGGCGTGCGGTGCGCTTACAATCGCGCCGCTTACTTTGGTTTTGGTTAATGGCAGACAGATACCCCACTGGCGGAAGTTCACCAAATTGCGGTGATAGAGAGGGTCTTTCTGCGCCTCACTGTGATAGAATTTCGTTGAGCCGTAGGCTTTCATCGTTCTGCCGGCATAGAAGGCAACCGAAGCGCGGGCGTCGCCAACTCCTGCTACTGCACCCCAGGCCTTTTTCTTGCCGGTGCTCATGGTGTAGTATGGCGTGCCGTCATATTCGTAGATGTCAAAACCGTACAGGCGGCAGATTTTGCCGTCGGTCTGGTTAATGTTGTACTGCTCCTTGAACTTCTGCTCGGTCTCTAACAAGTCATTAACGTGGTCGGAACAAAGGACCAGAATTCGGTCTTTACCCGGAATACGCATTTTGTCAAATTCGCGCTTCATGGTCAGAAGTTCGGTAAACGTCATTTTCTTACGGGTTCCGTCACTTGCTCCGGTGGTCTTGATTACAGGGATATCGGTTCCCTTTTCGTCAGGGGCAAGGGCATGGATTGCCTTTTCTGCGATTTTCTCACGCAATGCGTCGCGGTGGCGTTCCTGCACGCTGGCCATTTTATCATAGCTGCAAGCATGCAGCTCATCATCGGTCACCGGGGTTGCGGTCGTATCGAACCTGTCCAATGAAATGGGTTTGTCTGCATCTTCAAGGGCTTCAATATTGAGCGGATAGGTTTTGTTATTGACCAAAACGGTAGGGTCACCGCCTATTTCAACAAAGTGGATAACGTCATTTTCCACGTATTGGTTATAAGAGCGGATACGCTGCATCCAGCCCAACGCCTCGGGCGCGGTACGGAACGCCTTGATCATCTCACCGGTCCACACTTCTGTAAGCACCCCGGCACGTAATGCACCGGAAGGGGCGAACTGTCCGGCCAACATGGCCACGACATTACCGGCTACCGCTCCGGCTCCTACAGGAACTCCGACGACTGCCGCACATGCAGCACCGGCCGTACTGTTAAATGCTACCGCGCAAACCATGGTCAGCACGGCAAATAATGTTTGCTTCAAAAAATTGCTTTTTGTGTTCATTGTTGTTTAATTGTTGGTTGTTAATTGGTATCAGTCTTTCAATACCGGACATTCGATGCCAT